CTGCCTAAATTCTACCTTTAGAACAACCGCTTAGCCCAAGTGTCAGGCAGGCGGTCAGACTCGATTTCGATAGGCAAGTGGTACTCAAAGTCTTTAGCTCCACGCTCTCTAATCCACTCCACTAGCTCGGTTAGTCCCTCGTCTAGGGTCGTAGAGGTTTCGTAGCCTAAGAGGCTTCTAGCTTTGTCACTAGAGCAAAGGGCAATCTTGACTTCTTGTGGTCTGCCCCCAGTGTAAATCGGTTCGAAGTCTGTTCCTACTATTTTTTGTAACCTGCCTGCAAGTTCGTTGATTGTGACGGACTCTTCGTCAGGGCCAATGTTGATTACCTCGCCCACAGCATCGTCACTGAGGCAGGCGGTGTAGAGCGGTTCGATTACATCGTCAATAAAGCTAAAGCATCTCATCTGAGTTCCATCGCCATAAATGATTGGAGGCTTGCCCTGCAAGAGTCGGTTAGTCATAATCGAAGCGACATTGCGGAAAGGGTCATCGTATTTCTGGCGTGGCCCAATGATGTTGTGAGGGACAAGGATTACCCAGTCCATCTCGTGAGTCTCGCAGATGTTCTTGACTAAGAGTTCTGAAGCCATCTTCGCAATGCCGTAGGGGTCTTGCGGAGCAAGGGTCATATCCTCGGTATAGGGGGTCGGGAGTGTGCCATAGCGAGCCATAGATGACAGGTAGACAAACTTCTGAACGCCATGCCTCTGAGAAGCCACCAGAGCGTTTGTAGTGGCTTGAACTGTGTTCTGCACGACCAGACTGGGGGAGAAGACTGAAAGCCCCTCATAAGCCGTACAGGCGGCGTGTATGACCAAATCTGAGCCAACGAATCCGTCTTCCATGAGTTCGATGTCCCAAGCTAGGTCATGCTGGTAAAACTCGACTTCATCGGGAACATTAGACAGGTATCCTCCGACTAGGGAATCTATGCCCTTGACCTTCCAGCCCTCGGCTAGAAACAGGTCAGCTAGGTGCGAGCCTAAGAATCCTGCAACTCCTGTGATTGTTACTTGTGCCAACTGTTTGCCCTTATTCTTTCTAAGTTCCAACGACCCTCTGTGAAGTCATTAGTGTCGCATTTGTTTTGGAAGTAAGCCTGATTGGAAGGCCAGCTCACGCCGTTGCGGTTTGCGTAGTTCGGGTCAGAGATGGTCGAGGCGTTGTCGTGATGGACAGGAACATCTGCCTTTAGGACAGAGAAGCCTTTGTTTGTTACCCTGCGCTCATAGTCGTTGTCCTCGAAGTAGATGGGGTAGATGGACTCATCAAACAATCCAACCTCTTGCACTAGCTGTTCTCCAACGCTAAAGCTCTGGTAGTGAGGCCAGATTGAGTTTAGGGTTAGGGCATCTCGTCTCGATGTCTTGGCTAGATTCTCTAGTGCGCCGGGGTGGAACTGATTATCGGCTGAGGTGAAAGTCCAGAACGGCTCAAAGGGAAAACACTTGATGCCGAGATTCCAGCTACCTGATACGCCTTGATTGGTTGGCATAGTCAGGATGTGAGTTCGCTTTACAACATCAGGAACATCGAGGTCTTTTAGTTCCCTGCCATTGTCAATTATCAGCAGGTCAGAAATCTCGTAGTCAATGCTGTGAACCATCCGCTGTAACAAGTCATAGCGGTTTAGGACAGGGACAATAAGAATCATGTAAAGTCAATCACAATCTGCACTAGATAATCATCCTCATAAATTCCATAGACATCAAAAACGCCATCTCCAATAGGTGACGGCAAGTCAAGCGCTTGGACAACTCCGATGTTGTCCAGTTTGCCCAAATGCTTTAGCTCTCCCTTTTCCCCTGCCTGTGAGTCATACGGAATTTCGTAACAGGGGTCACCGATTCTTACCAAGCCAGAGTCAATGGCTATTCGACCAATAAGTCTTTCTTGCATTACACAAGCTCTTTTAGGAATGGTAGCCAGTAGTGATTCCAAACCTTAGCCGAATCAAACTGCTGAGCAAACTTTCTGGCTGTCTCCGAGTGGCTACCCTCTGCCTTTGATACCTCATAAGCGTTCTCTAGCTGAGTCACGATTGAGGCAATAGATGGGGTCTTCCACCATGCAAGTTGCGCCTCGTCCCAGAACAACTGACCTGAAACCTTGAAGCCATCTTCTGCCACCAAGTCTTTAGGGCCAGTCCAGTCACTAGCAATTACACGAGTGCCACAGGCTTGAGCCTCAATAATCGGAATCTCGAATCCGCCACCGAGTGATAGTTGCAGGACAACATCCGCAGTCGTATAGAAGCCAGCTAAGTCTTTAGGGTCAAGTCCTAGTCGGTAATCCACTTCGTCAGGGAAGATAACAGAATCAAGTGGAAGTCCACAGGCTTCTGCTAGTCGTGGCAAGTGGAATCCGCCGTAGACACCTTTGGGCTCTGTGTGAATGTAGAGATAAGCGTTTGGCACTTTCTGTCTAAAGACAGCGAATGCCATTAGAGCTTCTGCAAAAGCCTTGCGGTGAATTGACTTGTTGGCTTTGTTAGCTGAGTTCATAACGACTAAGAAGTCATCGTCCTTTAGTCCTAGAAACTCTCTAGCGTTTTGCTTTCCGATTTTGTCGGTTGGCTTGAAAGTAGAAACTGTGTCAATCGAGTGAGGGATGTAGTGTCCCTGAATACCATTGTCTGCTAATTGCTCGACACCAAAAGGAGCCATTGCAATCGGCGTCACATTGTCTTTCTCTAGCCAGCGCTTTACGGCAGGTGGCATTGAGATGTGGTCTAGTGGAACCCAAGACAGGATTCTAGGGAATTGTTCGGTAGGCCATGCTTCTGGTCTGAGAGTCCAAACATCGCCAAGTGTCAGGATGTAATCTTTGTAATCTGCTTTTGCCTTTTGCATCTGATGTGAAACTGCAAGCGCATCTTGTGACATTGGGTCAAAGCCACGAGCGTAGTGAGGGATTTCACCATACGCAGTTTTGTGAGTGGAGTTGTTTCCCTCCAGTCCGTAATTGGACTGATGCCCTGCATTGACTCCATGCTTCACTAAGTAATCGAGCAGAATCCCAATCTGCATCCCATAGCCTGTCGGCTGGTAAGGGGAGTTTGACCAAGTGGTTATGGTCAGGTCTAATTTCTCTGGCTTCATAATTTCCTTTCTACCTCCACCATAGCAAAAACCCCCGCCTTTTGGGCGAGGGTCTTGCCAGAGTTTCTAGGGGTGACTATGCAGCCGAGCCTCGGAAAATCTTGAAGTGCTCTTGGTGTGAGAGGTTTCCATCTACACGAATCAAGAAACGGAAGACAGCAAGGTCGTTTGCGAACTTGTAGTCATCGCTTCTGTCTACTCGTAGACCGCCTGCAACACGAACCTTGTAGCTTGGTAGGTAACCGAAACCAACAGAAGCGGAAGCTGAACCAACAGCTGCCATTCCTGGGTTCTCGTTTACACGGAATCCAAGTAGGGTGTCTGGCTGTCCAGCCTGTAGTGAAGGCTGGAATAGGTACTGACCAGTTGTGTCGGTTAGCTTACGAGCGTTGCGGATTGCGGATGGGGCCATTAGCCAACCAGTTCCCTGCAATCTGCGAACTGCGCCATCTACTGAGTAAACAAGGTCAATTAGCTGATTTGCGGTGAATAGACCACCAGCGATGGTTCCGGATACACCGGTTCCTGCTGCGGTCACGATACCGGTTGGTGCGCCTGAGCCACCTGCACCGGTGGTTAGAGCTTGGTTTACAGCAACACCGATTGAGTTACCAGCTGCACGAGCTAGAACCTCAGCAATGTCCACTCCGGAGTCATTTAGAAGTTCTGATGCGATGGGCACGAGGAAGCCGTATTTCTTGGCTCCTAGTGTGATTGAGCTGAAGGTTGGCTCTGACTCGTCAATTTCTGCGCCCGGTGCTTCGTAACCTGCGGTTCCGTAAGCGGTAAGGGTTGGAATCTTTAGGTCTTCACCAGACTGGGTGTTGAACACCTCAGAAACATCGAGCATGGGACCGATTTCTCTCGCCAAATCGTATACTCTCGACACAAAACTCTGAGGTACAACGCCAGCAGCGTTAGATGGGGTTAGTGTTCCACGAGTCTCAAAGTTGTGAGAACGAATCTCACCCTTTGCGAGGGAACGAACATAGTCGTAGTCGGACTTTGAAGTCTCGGCTACAGCAAAGTCAGATGCAGCAGCTGCGGCTTTTGCCTCACGCTCTTCTGCCTTGCGGATTGTTTCGATTGCAGCAGCACGCTCGTCTAGGTCTGCGTTGATGCGGTCAAACTTCTGAGATTCCTCAGCAGTCAAATCACGCTTCTCAGCAGCAGCGTTGTCAAGAAGGGCCTTTGCTTCTTCCCACGCCTTTGCACGAGCCTCTGCCTGAGCCTTGATAAAGGACTGTGACATTTGGCATTTCTCCTATTAGTTAGTGAACATCAGCCGAGCTTACTCAGAACTGAAAACAGGCGGTGCTTACACTCAGCCATGTTTTTATTCTACATCACAGGGTATGGGAAACCCCGTAGGTAGAAAGGAATAGACCCTACGGGGTGGAACTCGCTAATAGCAACAAACGCTGAAGGGGGTTAGCGTGTTTCTGTTGGCTGAGTAATGCGAGTTTCCCTTGTGGCAGCACTCGCCGATTGGCTGCCGTTTGTTTCGCCGTCTTCTTTGACAGCGAAGTTTGGATTATCAAGTTTCCAGATTGCATCCGCCCACTTGTCTGCTAGTGAGTAAATCTCACCGACAGTTGGATTGTCTGCGACTGCAAGAATTGTTTTCTTGATTTCGTCTTTGGTAGCCATTAGTTCTTCTTTAGAAGTAGGTCTAGTTGCTTACGCTTTAGGTCTAGCAGGCTAACTTCATCAGCGCTTGTCTCTTGCTTTACCTGAGTCGGAGTCAAGGAGTTCACGACAGTCTTGATTAGCTCTGCCTCTGAGTCAGATAGGTCTGCGCCTTCTTCCAACTTTAGAACTGCGTCTGCAAGCTGGTCAGCGTCTACTGCTGCTCGCTTGGCTGCCTTGTCAAGAGAGCGAACATTCGCCTCGGTTGCAGCGTAGGCAGGGAAAGCCACGATTGAAACCTCAAACAAACGAACAGACTTTAGAGTGCGCTCGGTCATCTCGTTGTTCCAAGAGTCTTTCTGAACTGCAAAGCCGAATGACATTTTGTTTAGGTCTCCACGCTTTAGAAGCTCTGCCATGTCTCTTCCATCTGAAGTGTTAGGCAGGGAAGCCTCGACTCTTAGTCCAGTCTCGTCTTCGTAAAGTTTCATAGTGCCAGAGCGTGAGGATGCCAATACTCTGCCTGTGTCGTGATTGACCAAGAGCTTGACATCGTTGCGTGAGCGTAGCGAACGGCGGAAAGCGCCGGGTTCGATTGTCTCGACAAATCCACCCAAGTCTTCTGATGGGGAATTGAACTTAGCGGCGTAACCAACAAAGGTCATGCCATCGCCTTCTGCTCTGAGTTCGAAGTTCGCCTCAAAGTTTCTGGTCTGTTGTTTCATCTTTCCTCGTTCTTCTTCTGCCTCTAGTCTAGCGACTACGCCTTCTGCGTAAGCCTGCGCTCGTTGTGCAGTTCGTCTTGTTGTTCCTCCACCCCAAAGAGCCATTGCAACAACTCCGGGTGATGGGAAATTTTCTGAGCTTGGGTTTGCGTCTGGTGAATCAAGGTCTACAAGGTGACGAGCAATCCACGCCTGAATTCTTACCCACTTGTCAGCAGATACTCGACCCTCTGCCATTTCTCTCGCTTCACGAATTGTGCGGTCTACTAGACCATCTCCGCCTAGACCTTCTGAGTACCATTGAAGACCTCTACGAGCAGATGCTCTCATGTAGGCAGGTGCAGTTAGGTCTACCTGTCTGACCTCATCTTCATCGTCTTCTTCATCTTCTGGCTCGTCTTCATAAGTTGGCAAATCCGTAATTACTTCAACACGAGCGGCATCCACTAAGACAATAACTTCTGTCTCCATCCAAACGCCGTCTTCTTCGTCATAAAGCTTGACTTCTAGGCTTGTGTCTCTAATGGCATAAATTTCGCCAACTAGAACTTCGTCACCCTCAATCCAGCGAACATAGTCGCCAATGCTTAGGTCTTCGACATCGGCTCGCTTGCTACGCTCTCCACCGGGTTCCATGTCTTCGGCAATAGAGACTGCGACCATCTGGTCAATAGCAGATTGCTTGTCGTTGTGACAGCCAATGACTTCGCCGTCTTCTTTCTCGACAGCCCAACCTGAGCAGTCAGGGTTATTTTCTGAAATGTAGTAAGGCATTATCCCAACCTAGCTAAGACAGTAATCGTTCCGCCCAAAGCGACTGCTGTTCCATTTATTGTTATACCTGCGGCGGTGGTATTTATTGCAACTGTTTGAGTAGGTGCGTCATAAGTCAGGGGCGCAGTTGCAGTTACGACTCCTGTCGGGCCTGTTGGGCCTGTCGCTCCAGTCGGCCCTTGTGGCCCAGTTGCTCCCTGTATTCCTTGTGCGCCTTGTGGGCCAGTCGGCCCAGTAGCACCAGTAGGCCCAGTTGCACCAGTCGGGCCAGTATCTCCTGTGTCCCCTTTGTCACCCTTATCTCCCTTTAGTCCTTGAATACCCTGCGGCCCTGTTGCACCAGTAGCTCCTGTTGCACCTGTTGGCCCAGTTGAACCTGTATCGCCCTTGTCACCTTTGTCACCCTTTGCCCCCTGTGGGCCAGTAGGGCCTGTCGGGCCAGTTGCGCCAGTTGCACCAACATCGCCCTTATCGCCTCGCACACCCTGCGGCCCAACTTCACCCTGTGGGCCTGTGGCTCCAGTAGCACCTGTATCGCCTTTATCGCCTTTGTCACCTTTAGCGCCTTGAGGGCCAGTTGCACCTTGAGGCCCAGTCGCTCCTGTTAGACCCTGAATACCTTGAATACCCTGAGTGCCTTGTATGCCTCTTGGGATTATAAAGTTCAAAGTCTGATTTGGTGATGTGCCTGTAAGAGTTGCGCCTGCGTCTGCGCCGGGTTCGCTCGCTGTGACCGTTCCGATTGT